TGTCTCTAGGGTAAAGAGTGAGATATACGGGGAGGGAAAAATGAACGAGAGCGATATATTTGATATGAGGCAGACGGTCGAGGAGATTCTTCTCAAGGTCCAGGCGGCCTTCGAGGAGCTGCGGGACAGGGAATATCTGCAGGCCGAGCTCGAGAAGGAGCGCAAACACAGCGAGAGATTAATAAAGCAGGTCGATTGTCTGGCGGCAAATAACGAACTGCTCAGGAAGGCGCCGCATACTCTCCGCGAGGAGATCGTGAAGCTGAAGGCTGATAATAGCGTACTGGAAGCCGTTGCGGAAACTAGGGTGGAGGAGATCAAGAGACTGAGGCAACGGCTCGAAAAGCAGCAGGCCAAGCCGGATATAATCAGCCCCGTAAGCTGGCGGGCGGTAGCCGGTCGCCCCGTCGGCTGGCCGGAGGCCGTCGACATCATCGAAAGGCGGATCAACTCTCTTGAGAAAAAGGTAACCCATGTTACCAGGGGAGTCGCCGGTTAACAAAACCTATTGCAACCCCACGGGAGATATGCTACGATGGCGAAAATGAGCCAACCTGCCGAAAGTAACTGCACAGAGGTGATGTGATGGCGAATATCAAAAGCCCTCCGGGTCCTCGCCCAGATCCCCCTCCTCGGCCAAAGTCTCCCCCCGAGTTTGACTACTCGACCTGGTTCTGTCCGAAGTGCGGGGCGGAGTCTCCCGATCCGCTATCATCGACTGGCCCTCTTTTCGGGAGTCGCGGTTTCTGGCCGGCGAACAGGTTGGAATTTGTCGATGATGTACACGGGGATTATCTGCGAGAGACATGCTGGCGTTGCGGTGTATTCGTCCGAAGAAGAGAACCTCTGGAGATAACTGTCTGTGAGTATGTTTATAACGAGGATGGTTCCAAGAAAACAAACTCCGAAGGCCATCCATTGCGCCGTTCCGTAGTTGTTCAGAATTATACGCATTTCGGGAAGGAGGTAGTCAAGTGAGCAAGCTACCTATTGGCTATCGCCTACAAGAGGGATGTTACTCGTGCAAGAGGGTTTATGTGAGATACCATCAGATAGACGGAACGACTTATTATTGCGTGCGCGGGATTTCCGATAGGCGCGAGGATGGATGCCCCAGGAACTTTAGGGAGTTGACGAGGGAGCGCAAGGTGTGCGAGTACGGCATCTGTGACGAGTGGGAGAATCGGGAATGAGCGACTGGATAGGCGACAGGATCAGCGACTGCAAGAAGTGCGGGGCGAAGCAGGTATCGGAGTTCGGCTCAGATATGTTTCCACGGATCAAATCCGACCTGAAATACGAGGGGACAGTCGGCGGCAATGACTGGATTCTCGTCACCTGCTGGCAGTGCGGCTTCCAGTGGGAGATTGACTGCCTTGATATCATACCGGAAAAGTTTGGCGCATTAAGAGCCAGAGTAATTAAGTTCCTTACCACGGTACTTTTAACCGACCCGGAAACTGGCGAGGAATTATCGATGGACAGAGACCCGGTTAACAATGATGATGGAAGAAGCTACTCCATCGTTGTGGTCGATAAGCAGGGGAATCCTCGCTGGAAGCATACGATTGTAACGGAGGAGATATAATGAGAATAGTCGATCGTATGACATTCCTCGCCATGCCGTCTGGAACGCTCTTCAGTAAGTACGAGCCGTGTATCTTCGGCAAGCTCTGCATCAAGGGGAAGACGATATCGTTCGATGATACCAGACCGATCGACTTCTTCTACGTATCAATCGCCGACGCGATAGACTGTCACGATGACGGGGACCGGGCAGACAAGCTATTCGCCGCCGAGGCCGGGGCCCGCCTCGCCCTCGACCTTGAGTGTGAGTCGCGCGACGGATGCTTCGACGGGGACCAGCTCTTCGCCGTGTGGGAGGATGACGACCTTGCCGACCTGATCTTCAAGCTTCAGGAGATAGCCGACCCGACGCCGAAGGGCAAGGTGATTTACTGTGGTAACGTCTACGATATCGGCAACAGCAGGAACGACATGATCGAGCTCTACAAGAACGGGATATTCGAGAGGGTGGTCAGGCTCTCGGATGTCGAGGAGGTGAAGTGATGGAAGCCGTGACTGGTTATCCATTACGAGATATTCCTATCCGTGAGTTTGAGTGGGAGATGGACTACCGTATGCCGCTGTTTCATATCTCGGAGCCGATGTTCGATAGGCGTCCGTTTATATATCTCCCCATCGACTATACCTGTAAATCTCTACGCTATCAGGTGATAGGTAGATTTACCATACGAGACCGCAAGGTGACCGGAGAAATCGGTGACGTTGAGATGTGGATATATGCAAGGCATGACTGGGACAGGTTTGCAGCAAACAGGATGGGGCTTTCAATCGCCGCGGACAAAGCTATGATTGAGTGGTATACTGATCAAGTGAGGAGGTGACGTGATGGCCGACGTATCGTACCTGAAAAAAATGGCATCCGAACTGAAGGCGATGGCCGAGCTCGTCCACGAGATGCTGAAAGACAAGGACGCGGAGATACAGAAGCTCGCAGGAGAGACGGAGGAGTTTCATAGAAAGAACGTGGAGCTACGGCTTGAGAATAACAGGCTGCGATATTACATCGATGTCGTCAGGCCGTACCTCGAAAAGTCAGAGGGCTGGCTTGATAAATCCGGGTCGGTTCCGAATATCCCGGACCCGCCGCCCCCGCCTCCACGGCGAGAGAGCGACAAAGAAGAACTCCCGTCGATTAAAAATATCCATCAACGAATGTGTGATATCGAGAACAGGCTGTTTCTGGTCGAGGAGAGGCTGAGGCCATGTTCACGCTGAATGAGGCCAGGCAGAAGAGCAACCTCTGGAGGCTGTTGAAATGACTGACACCGAACGACTCGACTGGCTCGAGCAGCACGGCGATGGCATGGCGCTCATCTCCGACGACAACGGCCACTGGACCGTCACGGGCGACGGTATGCAGAACTGCCCCATCGGGGATGAGAAGCAGGACATCGAGACGGTTTTCTTCATCGAGGCTGACGGCTGGAGCGATAGCATCCGCGAGGCCATAGACAGGGCGATAGGAGGGGGTTGATTAAGATGAACGAAGCGGAAAAGCAGAGACGAAGGCACCGCAGGGAGCGGCGGAACAAGTACAAGAGCAGGCGCCTCGCCGACCACGGCCAGGGCCGCCCGAAGTTCATGGGGCGAATGATCGCCAAGGGAGACGGGTTCGCCATCGAGGAGGACGAATGAAAAGAGAGCCAACAACGTGCATCGCCGCGATAGCGCAGGACGGGAACGTGTGGATGGGTGGAGATAGCCTTGAGGTCTGCGGCTGGTCGCAGGGCAGGAATAACGCCGAGAAAGTATATATCCGCAATAAGATGATATACGGCTTCACTGGGCTATGCAGGGTCGCTCATTTTCTCCGGTTCTCTTTTGATCGCCCGAGGCAGTATGAGGACGAGGATAACGAGACGTTCCTCAATACGCGCTTTGTCGATGAACTAGCGAAGGCCGCCAAGGATAAGAATATAGCCGAGCTGAAAGATAACGAGCTGTCACTCTCCGGCGGGTTCCTCCTCGGCTATAAGGGAACGCTCTACAGCGTCGATGGAAGTTTCTACGTTGCGAAGTGCAAGCACCCGTTCGAGGCTGTCGGGTGCGGCGGTGAGTACGCGATGGGTTCACTGTACCAGACTATCGGGTCGGAGATGACGCCGAAGCATCGAATACTCGAGGCGCTGAAGGCAGCCGAGGAGTTCTCGCCCGGCGTTCGTGGTCCGTTCACCGTCCTGAAACTCGAGGGAGAAATAAAGTGAGCTCATCTATCAAGAAGCCATGCTCGCGCTGCGGGAGGGTGGCCCACATGCTCTACTTTCTGAACGGCGAAGGCTACTGCTCATGGAAGTGTATCGAAGCGGAACTTGACGAGCGGTATCATCCGAAGAGCAAGAGCCAGATGCGTAGGTTGAAAGCGCAGGCAGTCAAGGAGGCGTCAGATGAGTGACGAGTGTTGCGGTTTCTGCAGGTTCTGGGACGGCGATAAGGGCATCGGCCGCTGCCGGCGGTATTCCCCGATGGCTCTCCAGGAGGGCCAGTCCGGCGTCTGGCCAATCGTCAGCTCGTCGCAGTGGTGCGGCGACTACGAGGCGTCCGACATCGAGGACCGGAGCGATAAGATCCTCGTCAAGCTGCGGTGCTGCCCTCGCTGCGGGATTCTTCTCGGCGAGAAAGAAAACACCCTCCGGTGCTTGGTGTGTGGCTTCAAGTTCGGGCCGAGCATGTATATCGTTGGGAAGAGGCTTTGATGAAAGTCGGCGGTGATATCTTCGGCAATCTTCTGAAGCTGATCGTCTTCTGGCCGTTCTGGCTTGTGCTTGTTCTTGCTCTTGGCCTCGTGAATCTCCTCGGGATACTCGTATGTAAATTTGAACTCTGGAGGCAGGAATGAATCCGCTTTCTCACGCCATTGGTTTCTGTATCGTAACGGCTCTCCTTGCCGTCGCCTACGCTACGCTCTATTGCGTTATCCTGATAGGCATATTCTGGACGGCGTTGAAGAACACCCTACGGAGGGTGAAATCTGCTTTTCACCGGCGAGTGGGTGTATCAATTACAATGCCTGATTTCTCATCGGAAGAGGAGCGCAGAAAATATATCGAGGAGTTCAAGGCGAAGTGGCAGAACTATCATCGAGGATTTAATTACCTTGAGATTTCACAGCGGATGATACCGACATCGAAGAGATTTACGCAGGGTGATAAATGAAGATTCCAGTCGTAGCCTTCGACGTAGACGGCACCCTCATCGGCCAGACGGTTGAGGACGGGGATCATCCGCTTTACGAGAACATCCAGCTCTTTCTCCTGCTTCAACGGGCCGGCTGCGAGATGGTCATCTGGTCCGGTGGGGGATCCGACTACGCCTCCCACTGGGCCGACAAGCTCGGGCTGAAGGCCGAGACGATGGCGAAGGGGGAATGCCGCCCGGACATCGCTTTCGACGACGAGGAGGTCAAGCTCGGGAAGGTGAATATCAGGCTGGCGAGGAAGGACGTAATCGAGACAATCATGGGGGAGATCGAGTGAGTATTCCGAAAGACATAATTAAAGAGCAGAAAGGGCTCGGAGAATGGAATATTCTCTCATTCTACCGTGGCTCTGTCTCCCACGGAATGTACGTACCGAATAGCGACCCAAACAGCATAGATGACAAAGATGCGATGGCCGTGTGTGTTCCACCGAAGGATTACTACTACGGCCTGAAGAAGTACGGCTCTCGTGGCACGAAAGAGATCAAGCGCGGTGAGTGGGATATCGTGATCTACGAAGCGAGAAAGTATATCAGCCTGCTCGAGAAAGGGAACCCGAACGTCGTCTCGAGTCTCTGGCTCGATGATGTCTACTATCTGAATATCACCCCGGCGGGCCGGCTCATCCTTGATAGCCGAGAGCTATTCAGCGCGAAGCATCTATACCGGTCGTTCATCGGCTACGCCCACGGGCAGCTCCACCGGATGACGCATTACAAGTTCGAGGGGTATATGGGCGAGAAGAGAAAACGCCTTGTTGAGAAGTACGGGTACGACACGAAGAACGCCAGCCATTTGATACGCCTTCTCAAAATGGGGATCGAGTTTTTCGTCGAGGGCAGGCTGTATCCGACGAGGAAACACGACGCGACGTATCTTCTTGAAATCAAGAACGGGGAATACACGCTTGAGCAGGTGAAGGCTGAAGCCGAGCGCCTTTTCAGGTCTATCGAAGATGCCTATATCAAATCGGATTTACCGGCAGAACCGGATCGTGATAAAATTAATCAGCTCGCCGTCGAGGTCGTTGCGATGGCTCTGGGGGAGAGAGAATGAAACTACGTAAGTATAGGTGTCCTCATTGCGATATGGTCGTGGAGAGAAGAAGCGACAAGAAGTGGATAAAGTCATTCTGCGAGCCGAAGCAGAGGTATGTAAGGCTACAACTGGTGAAAGAGGAGGCCGAATGAGTACAGATTATTCAGCTATCTGCAAGAAATGCAAGAAGGAGATTCATCTAGGGCAACGCTTCGCCGGCGGATGCTCATTCGGATTCGGCTCAAATGACGAGACGAACAGAAAGAAAGCGATGGAGTTTATTATCGACCACTGCGAGCACGGCGTGGTCGAAGTGATGATAGCCGACCAAGTTCCCGATGAATATGATTATATCCACCTGGAGGTCGAAAGATGAAAGCAGCGATACTTTTTCTCTCGTATAACCGCCGCGAGTACACGATGGAGGCCCTCGACTTCCTCCTGCGGAACACCCCGGTCGAGCACGATATCCTCTGCTACGACAACGGCTCGACCGACGGGACCGCCGAGTGGGTCGCCAACCGCGCGGAGGATGAGCGGGATGCGGGGCGCCGCGTCTTCTTCATCGGGGCGAAGCAGAACAAGGGAATCGCCAAGGCGATGAACGTGTTCTTCGACATCTACCCGCATGTCGACTGGTACGGGAAGGTGGACAACGATACGGTCGTGCCGGAGGGATGGCTCGACAAGCTGATCTATGCGGCCGAGGCGGCGAACATGGACGCCCTCCAGGCACTCCATCACGTGATGGCGAAGCCGGGGCAGACTTGGGAGGACGTGAAGAAGGCGAATAAGCACGAGAAGATAAAAGTCAAAAATCACTATTTGAGGCCAGACCTGCTTCGCAGTCGCTCGTTCCCCGATGCCTCGATTTCCAGCAATTTATCTCCACCCGTTATACAGGTCGACGAAATAGGCACCGTCCACAACTTCGGCTGGTGCGGAGGCTCCGGCCTCGTCATCCGTCAATCGTACATCGGCGAGAATCGACTGCGGGAGGACGTGCAACCGATGGCGGGCTGGGTCTACTACCGCCATATTCACCCCGGCAGGCTCGGCATCTACGACGGGGTATTCGTCCGCCTGCTCGACATGGAGGACCACGGCAAGTACAAGGCCAGGGAAGACTACCCGGAATACCGGGATGAGATCAATAGACTCAGGGGCTGGAAGACGCAGCCCACATGAGCTACTGGGTCCCGAAAGCCAAGAAGACCGCCTACGAGCTTACCAGGAAGCAGGCCCTCGCCCGCCTGCTCTACCATCCCGACGACACGACGAGCGGCTGGCCGCAGATTCCGGGGATGAGCAAATCGGAGGTCGCCCGCCTCCTCGGCGTCAGCCGCTGGACGATCAGGCGCTGGATGATGGCGTGCGAGGGGATTCCCATACGGGAGATCGCCGAGCGCTTCATCCGCGGCGACCAGATATGCGACGCCCTGCGCCTGGCCCGCCGCTGCGGTGACCTATCGTCCGAGGACTACAAGGGCAGCGGCATCGAGATGATCCAGCGGGCCATCCGCGAAGGGCGTGACTACACCCAGTTGCTGCGCTAGTTCCTCGTAGAAATATCCATCCCGTAAATTGCGTCCGCTTACACCTTCGGGCGGACCATCCCGCCCTGCTCCGTAGATATTTCCACGGAGTCGTTTTACTTGCCCCTCAGCGTATTTTTACTCAGACGCCTGCGTAAAAATAACGGCAGGGGAACCCCTCCGCCTCCCGTTACCGCATCGCCATCTCCATGATGGTTGCCACATTACGGGAAACTATAGGAACTCGAACAGGAAATCACTGCGCCGGTACGCAGACATGCCAAGAAAAATACTCGCCCTCATTCCGGAAGCGGGCTCGATAGAGCATTACCGCGTGCACCTGCCCTTCGGCCGCCTGGTCGAAGAGGGGCTCGCGGAATTGCGCGTCCGCTCGAAGCTCGACGACGAAGACGTCGAGTGGTGCGACACCGTCCTTTTTCAGCGACAGTACCACCCCGGCCACCTCCACAACGCCACGGCCCTGAGCCGCCACTACGGGAAGACCATCTGGTACGACATCGACGACTACGTCCTCGATATGCACACGAGCCATCCGCACTACCGGGCGTTCCGCGAGGCCGACGAGTTCTATCGGGCGTTCCTCGCGGTGGCCGATATTGTCAGCGTCCCGACCGACGAGTGCAAACGACTTTACCGGAAGGCCGGCGTCGACGGGAAAAAGATTGCGGTCCTGCCGAACTGCGTGGACCTTGCGGCTGAGAAGGACTGGCCGCGTCAGGAGACGGACGGCCAGGAGGTCCGGGTGCTCTTCCAGGGCGGCGTGGCGCACGCGATGGATCTGCACGTGCTGACGACCGCCCTCTTCCGGGTGGCGACGGACCTGCCGCAGGTGAAGCTGGTTTTCTTCGGGCTGCCGGAAGACCTCGTCGATCAGGCGCGGAGGAGCCGGTCGCTCAACGGGAAGCTCTGCGGGGAGACACCGGCGGACCGTATCGAGATCCACCCGGCCACGCCGTTCGATATCTTCCGGGAGAAGATGGCGGCGCTCTCCTGCGACATCGGCCTGGCTCCACTCGGGGGCACCGCATTCTCGAAGGGGAAGAGTCCGATTAAATGGTTCGACTACACGCTCGCCGGCTGCGTCACCGTGGCACAGTTCCAGCCGCCCTACCGCGGCATTATCAGGGACGGCGTTGACGGGGTACTGGCGTCGAGCGGAAACGACTGGTACGTGGCCATCCGCGAGCTGGTTGAGAATCCGGGCCTGCGCTCGGAGATCCTGAAGAGCGCGCAGGAAAGATTGTGCGAGTTCGGCATAGAAAACCACTGGAGGAAATGGGCTGATGTTCTCGGGGATGTTCGATCTGCCGGGCTCTCTCGAGCGCCAGGTGACGCTCGTGGAGCGGTCTGTTGCGGGGTGTAGCGTTGAGGTCGACGAGGACGGCAGGGAATCGGTCGTTCCCGGCTCGATCCGCCCGCTCACAGATAGGGAGTTTGCGCGGCTGCTCATCGGGGACTACGAGTACGACGAGGATGACGGGCGCTATCACTACATCGACCCGGTGGAGGACATAGGATACTGATATGAAATTGCTCGAGGTAGCGGGAATATCGGCGAGGATCAACCGGGGAGGGTTCCATATCGGACCGTCGCGGAAGGCCGCCAGTATGCAGACGAGCGCGGCGCGAATCATGGACCTCTCTGGCGTAGGAGAGACGGGGTATAAGCGCAACTACGCCAGCTACTTCCGTATGTACCGGGACCTGGCGTGGTTCTACATCTGCGTCAACGAGATCGGCATCGCGTCCTCCCAGCCGAAGCTGCGGTTCTACAAGGTCATCGGCGATGACGAGTGGAGCGAGCTGCCGACGAACCACGCCGCCTGCGACCTGGACCTTCACCCGAACGCCTTCATGCCGCGCGGCCTCTTCTGGCGCACGGTAATAAGCTACAAGATCATCGCCGGGAATATTTATCTGGAGAAGCAGATGTGGCCGTGGGGCGGCATCTACTCGCTCTACCCCCTGCGCCCCGACCGGATGACGATCGTCCCCGGCGGCGACTGGATAAAGCACTACGAGTACGCGACGGCGGGCAAGCCCGTGATCTACGGGCCAGACGAGATAATCCATATCCGCGAATTCAACCCGACGAGCGACTTCTATGGCCTCGGAGCAGGCCAGCCCTCGACCACCTCGGCCAATATCGACTACAAGGCGCAGAAGACCAACGAGAAGCTCTTCGACCAGGGCGGCATCATCACCGGCGGCATCGAGTTCCCCGATGATGTCAGCTCGAAGGAGAAGCGCGGCATCAAGCGGGCGTGGGACGCCTTCCACAAGGGGTTCGAGAAGGCCCACCGCCTGCTCATCCTCTCCCACGGCGCGAAGTTCGCAAACTACTCGATGGACTTCGAGAAGATGCAGTTCTCGCAGCTGCGCAAGATGAGCAAGGAGGAGCTCTGCGCCATCCTGCGCGTACCGGGCGAGATCGTCGGGGCCACCGAGCGCAAGATTTACAATACCTACTCCGAGGCGCAGAAGGACTTCTGGCAGCGCACGGTCATGGGTCACCTTTCCGACATCGAGGAGTGGTGGAACACCTACGTCTGCCCGACCTTCGGGGACGACATACGCTGCGCCTTCGACTACTCGGAGGTATCGGCTCTCAGGGGCGACGACAAGGTCAAGGCGGAGATAGCGAAGAACATGACCGAGAGCGGCGTCTGGAGTCCGAACGAGGCGCGGCAGAGGCTCTGGGGCATGGACGGCTTCGGCGGCGGCGAGATTCACTACATGCCGATGAACCTCCTGCCGGTCGGCTCCGACGGCTCCGACAGGTTCGCCTCGCTCGCGCTCTCAGGGAAAGATGGCAAGCCCGATGCCCTGTCGCTCCTTCTGGCGAACCTCTCCGGCCAGAAGGCGCTCCCTTCACCCGAAGGCAAGCAGGGAGTCCCGATGCCCGGTGAGATCGTCGACAAGGCGGAGCGCAGAAGGCGGTGGGAGAGATACACGACCGTCAAGATGGCCGGCGAGCGAAGCATGGGCCGCGATATCGAACGGGAGTTCAAGGGCGAGATAACGGGCATGATAGGCCGCCTAAACGAGTTGGCCTCCGGCAAGGATGGGTGGAAGCCGTCGGGCGCGGACATAGCCGATATCTACGGCAGCGAGGAGCGCATGGCCGACGAGCTGGCGAAGCTCGGCACCGCGCACATCCTCAAGGTGTACGGCAGGGCCGGCGAGGAGGAGATGGTCACGATCCGGCGCCGGCTCCCGAAGACGGCGAACGGCGTGGCCGCAGAGGGCAAGTTCAAGCAGCCGCAGGGCCCGGAAGTCGGCTTCTTCGATATGGCCGACCCGAAGGTCCTGGAGTTCCTGCGCGAGCGGCGCCTCAACCTCAAGACCGTGGCGAAGCGCAACTACGGAGCGGTCAGGCAGATCCTCTACGACGGCGTCGCCGAAGGGCTGGGCCACCGGGAGATCGCCGAGAGGCTCCGCGACCACGTGAAGAAGCAGAGCCACTGGCGGGCCGAAAGGATAGCGCGTACCGAGGTCGGCAAGGCCGTGAACCACGCGACGCTCCAGGCGATGGGCCAGAGCGGCCTCGTCGAGTACAAGCAGTGGCTCACCATGCAGGACGGGCGCGTCAGGGACGAGCACGCGGCGATGGAGGGCGAGAAGGTCAGGCTGGGAGCCGTGTTCTCGAACGGGCTGGAGTACCCCCAGGAGCCGAACTGCCGCTGCGCGATCGTCGAGATACTCGCGAGCGAACTATACGAGTCGTAGGGAGATGGCGAAGAAGAAAAACAGGAAGAAGGCCGGAAGCTCCGGCCGCGACTGGAGGAAGGGACTGGACAGCGGCCCCCTCCACAACCCGGTCGTAACTGAAGAGTTTTATCAGAGCTGGCTGGCCACGTCGCAGACACGGTCGGCGGCACGGGAGGCGAAAGAGGAGACGATGAAAAACGAGGAGAGAGATCGCGAGTGGAAACTGAGCGGCGGGGACGCCGGCCAGAAGGTCCTGAAGACCTTCCGGGCCACCGTCGAGGACATCAACGAGGAGAAGCGGCAGGCGACGATAGTCGTGTCGTCGGACGACGTAGACCGTGACGGAGAGGTCGTCTGGTCGAAGGCCATGAAGAAGGCCATCAAGTCCTTCCTCAAGCACGCCCCCCTCCTGCACTCCCACAAGTGGGGCGGGGACCTCCTCGCGCAGATAGGTCATATCGTCGCGCTGAAGGTCGTAGACGGCCAGACCTGGGCCACGATGGAGTGGTATCCGGGAGAGGGCATCAACGACAACGCCGACTGGGGCTGGAAGATCGCCTTGCGCAAGATGGCCGCGTTCTCCATCGGCTTCCTCGTGAACAAGCGCCTCGCTCCCGGAGATCCGGGATACCCAGAGCAGTTCCTCGTCAAGTCGGAGGATGGCGAGGACAGGCCGAGAGGGCCGATGGTCTACTCGGACATCGAGCTCCTCGAGATAAGCCAGGTGCTCATCCCCTCGAACCGCGCGGCCGTCCAGGAGCGCGCGGCCGCCGAGGACGCCCCGGAGTTGGAGAAGGAGATGGCGGAGATGGCCCTCAAGAGCAAGGGGCTTTTCACCGAAGCAGAACTCATTGCGACCGCCGAAGAGGCCGAGAGAAACAGAGGCCATGATACCGCAAGATTCGAGCCGCCAGATTCGCCCTCGATGCCGGCAAATCCCTACCTCGGGATGCTCTGCGATTTCCTCGGCTGTGAGGTGAAGAGCATACACATGATCTCGCACATGGTGAGGAGTGCGGAAGTCGGCAACTTCCTGTCGGCGTTCAAGGCGAAGACCGTCGGCCATAAGGAGCTCGACGTGCGGAACATTATGTCGAACGGCACCGAAAGGCCGCCCCTATACGAGTCGATACAGCTCAACAGCAAGATGGAGGATAGCTTTCTCGTCGACGGTATATCGTTCAGGACCGCAGAATCGTTCAAGTACGCCGTCGAGTTTGAGGTCAAGTACTTCGGCGTCTCTATAAGTATCTACGCGAACGAGAAGGACGCGGACTCAATCGGCGACCTTCTCTCCTCATCTATCCGGCACGCCGATGAGAATCACGTCCTGAGAGGCGAGGCGTTCAGCCTCTCCGGGGCGATACTCGGACGCGGGGAGAACACGTGGGGTGACCTTTTCCTCAAGGACGAGGTCAAGAAACCCATCATGAGGGCGGCGAAAGTGCTCTCCGAGAAGGGATCGTCGGCGAGAAATCGCGGCGTCATACTCATGGGCCCTCCGGGGACTGGCAAGACTCTCAGCGGCCGTATCATCAAGGACGAAGCAAAGACGACGTTCATCTGGATAAGCGCCAAGGACTTCTACTACTGCGGCGCGACATTCGGCCTCACCGAGGGATTCGGCTTGGCCGCGAAGCTCGCGCCCTCCGTGCTTTTCATCGAGGACGTGGACAACTGGCTGAACAGCCGCACGATAGACCTGCTGAAGACCGAGATGGACGGCATCGACACGAAAAGAGGGGTACTGACTATCCTCACCAGCAATCACCCGGAGACCCTCCCGGATGCAATTATCGACCGCCCCGGACGCTTCGACGATATTCTCCATGTCGATTTCCCGGACGAGGCCATGCGCTCGGCCATGCTTCAGGCGTGGGCTCCCTCGGCGACGAAAGCCGTGGTGAAGTCAATCGCCAAGGACATGGAGGGCTACAGCGGTGCACACCTGAAAGAGCTGGTCGTCTACGCCGGGATTATCGCCGAGGAGGACGGCCTCGCCCTCGATGCCGCGCTCGTCGCCGCCGTCGAGAAGATACGGGAACAGCGGGAGCTCATCGACGAATTACAGGTGGAGGGGAGCAAGTACGACCCGAAGAAGGGATACCTCTCTGGGTTGGCATGGACGAAGGGCCGCTCCGAGAGATGGGCGGTAGAGAACCGCATCGTCGACGAAAAGGCAGGCGATACAGTGTCGCTCGTCAATCCGCCGTCCGTAAAGGAACCTGCTCCATCCGGTTCGTGGAAATACTGCGTCTGCCGCTCCTGCGGCTACTTCGAGGAGCACAAGGCCGGCGAGCGGTGCGCGGACAAGAAGTGCCCCGAGTGCGGCGAGGCGCTCATCGGATCGGACGAGAAGCCGAAATCCACGGAACCTGAAGCGGTTGAGTCCAGCCCGGCTATCGATGAATCGCTCATCGAGGGCGTCGAACAGGTATCGGCGTCAACGCTGGCGGCCGTCGAAGCCATGGGCGAGAAGGTCGATGCGCTCGCCAGGAACATGGAACTCGTCTCCTACGTCGTCGAGGCTCTGACCGAAAAGGTGACCGATATGATCCCCGTGGTTGCCACATCGCGGGAAACTATAGACGCAGTACGAACTGATCTTTGCGAACGGAATAGCGAGGCGCCGGAGTACCTCGGGGCCGTCATCGGCGAGATAGAGTCGCTGAAGGACGCACGCTCCGAAGCCGAAGCCGGGACGCTCGCCGCCCTCAAGGCGGTGCTCGGCGAGGCGCGGAGGCTCCTGCGGGATCTTCGGGTATACCACGAGGACCTCGCGGAGAGCCGGGATTTCCGCATAGCCGAGGTCGCCAGGCGGGAGCTCGAGCAGCCCGAGGAGGCCCTCCCCGAAAAAGGCGAGAAGACGTACACGAGGGAGGAGCTCGAGGCCGAGATCATGCGGCAGGTACCGGGTCTCGTGAAGGACGCCATCATGGAGCAGTCGGCCGCGATGAGAAGGGAATTAATGAGCGCCCAGAGGAAGGGCGCAGGACTCCAATCGAAGGAGAAAAAGGAGGAATAGAGAAATGGAAAAGTGGAAGTGCGAGTGCGGGCATGAGAACGAGGCCGAGGCCAAGTTCTGCGCAGAGTGCGGTGCCAAGCACGTAGTCGAGGACGCCCCCGAGGCCCCCGCGGCCGATAAGGGCAAGTCCCGCGTCTCCGAGAAGGAGAAGCAGCTCTCCGAAGAGCTGGTCGAGACGCAGAAGAGGCTCCTGAAACTCGAGAAGGACGTTGCCGAAGGCAAGCGCTCCGAGTCCGAGGTCAAGGAGATCGGCGACAAGGTCAAGGACGCGATCACCGAGTCCCTGAAGGCGATGAACCTCGCCCCCGCCGAGAGGAAGGCCGAGCCCCAGGACCTGGGAGAGCTCGACGCCCCCGGCATCCAGCGGGTGATCAATTCCGACGAGGAGCTCCGCTACCTCAACGACCGCGCGTTCATCGTGGCCAACGCCCTGTTCCACAAGGACAGGACAGGCCGGACGTTCGCACAGGTCATGCGCGAGACCGAGTCGTTCAAGCTCCTGCAGGAAGCCCTCGGCAAGCAGATGTACACCACGGCGAGCGGAGCGGGCAGCGAGTGGATCCCGACGCAGTTCTCGGGAGAGGTCATCCCCGACCACAGGCTGGCCCTCAGCATGATCGCGGAGCACCGGCACGTTCCGATGCCCACGAAGGTCTATACCTCGCCCCTCATCGGCAGCGCGAACTACGGGTACTACGTCAGCGAGTCCACGGGCTCCGACATCTTCGCGGACCCGTCCTCGATCCTGCGGGACATGAACACGTCCAACGTGAGTCTGACCGCCCGGATCCTGAAGTACGGGACGGTGTTCTCCGAGGAGCTCACCGAGGATTCCATCATACCCATCGTGCCCGAGGTCAGGGCCGACATGCTCGACGGCCTGAAGAGGACGCTCGAGAGCGCGGCAATCAACGGCGACAGGACTGACGGGGTGGGAAGCCACTTCGACTCGAACGTCACCGCGGCCACCGACAGGCGGCACATGATCGACGGCCTGCGCTACGAGGCGAAGAAGTCCTCGGACGGCGGCGAGACCGACATCTCGTCCTTCTACGCCGACACGATCATACCCGGCGTGAAGGGCAAGTGCGGCTCCCTCGGGATCGACCCGGCGGGCGGCTACTGGCTGACCTCAGTGGCGGGCTTCTACAAGATGCTCACGCTGCGGGACAACAGCGACAACAAGCAGCCTGCCGTCCAGACGCTCGACAAGTTCGGGCCGATGGCGACGTACCTGACCGGGTACCTGGCGGCGTTCGCCGGCAGCCCCGTTCTCGTGAGCGCGGAGGTTCCGCAGAACCTCAACGCCTGCGGCGAGTACGACGGCGTTACGACCTCGAAGACGATCCTGCTCTACGTCCCGAAGAAGGCGTGGAGGTTCGGCGATCGGCGCGAGGTCACTGTCGAGTCCACCAAGTCGATCGGGTCCGGCCAGTATCTCATGGTTGTCACCATGAGGACGGACTTCGTCCCGGTCTACACGCAGGGAAGCGACAAGCGCAACGTCGGAGTCGGTATCAACATGCCGACCAGCTAGGCGCAGCCATAGCACGGCACAGTCAGAAGCAAGGACAGAAGGCCGTCGGCGGGCAGAGCCCCCGTCGGCGGCCCTACTTGTATATAAGGATACCTCGGGATGACTCTCAGGAGTAAGCGAAGGGTAGTAAAGAAGGCCATGGATCGCCTACGCCGGTGGTCGGATAAACCTCTTTCCCGAAAGTTCCTCCGGATGGCCTACTCTCTGGCCCTAGTATCCGGCCT